AGAGTTTTACCTAATAAAGACCAAGTTATTTTCTTACCATTAATTTTATATTTGTCGGAGTGTATTACTGGCATACCTGAATTACCCGTATCAAATTTTGAAATTAATTCACCAAACGGTTTTATGGTCAAAATCTCCTTAAATCCACATTCCGTAGGTACTGAATATCTATTCTCCTCTTTTGCAAAATGTTTTATTACATCTTTTGCAATGTTCATACCAGTAGCGTCTTCAATACCCTCTGTGCCTGGTGATGAGTTTACTTCTAGGAAAAATGGTGGTTCTTTTTCTCTATTCTTACTAGGTATAAAATCAACAGCAGTCCAATAACCGCCTACTGCTTTAGAAGCCTTTAAACATTCTTCTATTTCTAATTCTGTTAATTTAATATTTTGTGGTTTAGAACCTTGCGAAACATTTGACCTAAAATCTCCTTCAATTACAGGTCGTTTCATTGCTGCTAAAAATTTACCACCTAATATATGTGCTCTAACATCATATTCAGTTTTAATATATTCTTGTATTAATAAATCTGCGTCTTCATCTTGTTTATGTATAAGTTGTACAATAGAATCTAAACCTTTAGGACTATCTACAAATAATACACCAACACCTTTACTACCTCTTAACGTTTTCATAATAAGAGGAAATTTAATTTCAGCCTCTTCTACTTGTTCGTTAGATTTTTCGGGGTCGTTAATTAATTTTGTTTTTGGTTGTGTTAAACCATAATCTGCAAGTCTTAATGCTGTTCTATATTTGTCAGCACATATGTTTATTGTAGTTCTTGGATTTACTAGAGTTGCGTTAGCTCTTTCTAATATAGATACAAAATCCATCCAGCTATCTTTTCTGGTAATAGAACCACGAACAATAGCAACGGTCATTGCGCCAACTTCAAAACCTTTTTTATCGTCTTTGTTATGAAATTTACGGATGCCGTTTTCGTATGTGGTATAACCACCAGTAAGTTTGAATAGATAATTTGGATAGCCTAACTTATCACACTCTTCCTGTAATCTATCAGCAGTATGAAAAGTCTTTGCTTCTTCAGGCTCGTCTGTTATAATCAACAGCCTTAAAAAGTCTTTTTTTGCCTCTGTGATATAATCTTTAAACTTGCTTACTTGCATTGTCGCCATCTGTACCCGCTTCGTTAGGTTTTTTACCTATATTATATTTAGCGTTTAAAGTCCAATCTTTTTTTTCTTTATATGGTAAGACTTTAATTTGAGATAATGGCGCTTTGTTCTCTACTTTAGATTTTTCCACAACTTCAATCAAATTCCAGTCTTGTAATAATAATGCGATTGTGTTTCTTCTTTGAATATCATTCTCAACTAATGTTGATTTTTTACCATCTAAAGCAAACAATTCTTTAAAATGTGTAATATAATATTTACCTTGTTTGTGTAAAATGTGACACGATTGAAATAGTGTCTTGTCTTTTCTGCTTGCAACACCTATTCTTGTTAGTGTTTCTCTGACTTTTAAGAAGTCATCTGGTTGCTTTATGGTGACCTCAAGCATTTGCTCAGGCGACCAACTTATAGTATCTTCACTCATTTGTTTTTTCTCCCACCTTTTTTCAGGCCTAATTTTATATTTTCAATTTGGTCATCTGAAAGTAGGTTAAGAGCTTCTTTTGCTTTTTGATTACTATAGCCATAATACTCTTTGATTACTTCAAGGTCTTTAACTTTCTTTTGTGAAAGCCATTTACCACCAAATCGCTTCTTCTTTCTTATACTATTTATTAAATAGTGAAATTGCATACGTTTTGGTAGAAAATGCAAGCCGTTCATTTCATTGCTGTGCATTATAGTATCATAGAACATTGATAGACAACGATTGATGACAAACGGAGGGTACTTCTTTTCCCACGTTTTATCATCACTATCTAATAGTGGAGTTTTTGTTTCGTTAATCGCTTTTAGATAATCTTTTAGTTCGTACATTCGCTCTGCCCATATAATAATCACCTGGCTCATAGTTCCACTTTTTACCGTGGTGACCTCTTATATCTGCATAAGCCATTCTTATCTTTACAATTAATTTTCTTAATGCTAATATCATTTTACTTAAACTTACAATTTGCCATTATCTCTGTCAAACAAGCGACCATATTAATCTCTTGGTCAGCAACAAAGGCGGATTTATATTGATACCCAGCAATAACTAATACTGCTTGAGGTACAGAATTACCTTCTAAATTCGTGTACAATAGGTTGTATATTGTTGAAAATAAAGAAGATGGTTCTTTATCAAGATTATTTATTACCCATTTTCGCATATCATTAAATCTTTTTTCTTTTAATATCTTAATCAACTCTTTTGTGTTGGCTTCAGATAGACTAAACAATATACCACTATCAATCTCACCTCTAACAGAATATCTTTGAAGTTCATTGATAGTACGTCTAAAGTCTGGATAGTGTTTCTGGATTAGTTCAGCAAGTACCTTGTTATCATACTTAATCTCTTCATCATCAAGTATTTTACCTAGTCGTTTAAGTAGTGCCTGTGCCGTTTTTACTTTTTGACCATTCTTGATTGCAAAATCAATCACGGTACAACGACTATGTAATGCTGGTAAAATCTTGCTTTTGTAATTACAAGTAAATATAAATCTACAATTACTATGAAAAGTCTCTATGAAGTTTCTTAAAGCAGGTTGTACAGACTCGGCGTTCATATAATCTGCCTCATCTATAATAACAATTTTATGTGCCGAGTGTTCAGTTAATGACACGGTAGACGCAAAGTTTTTAATTTTATGTCTTAACGTATCAATCTGTCGGCCTTCATCTGAACCATTGATTACAATATAATCAGCGCCTAGTTCTTCACATAATGCTTTTGCAACGGTGGTTTTACCTGTGCCTTGCGTACCAGATAGTAATAGATTAGGTATCTCTTTTTGTTTTACAAACTCTGCAAAAGTTTTTTTAGTATCTTCGGGTAAGATACAATCACGTATTTTTTTAGGACGGTATTTTTCAACCCACAAATAATCACTCATATATACCTACCTCTAAAATTCAGAGTCAGGTTCAATAGCAATCCAATACTGAATTGGTTTACTCTTGTTAATGAAATGGCTTATTTTTGCCTTTGATATTGCTACATCATAGTCATCTGGTATCATCTTAAAGTTTTCTGTTTTAAAATAAGCAGTAAACTTCTTATCAGATTCACCAACAACTATTGAATAGTCATTTGATGGTGTTTTTTTATCTACAGCCACTATGCTAAGTTCTTTACCATCACCTTTTACTGCAATGTCTGGTAAATTTAAAGTAGAAACACCACGCATAAGTTTAGCAAAGTTTTCTTTCTTAAGCGTAAAGGTTACATACTTGTCTGGCATATTAATCGTTTTTGTAGGTGCTACTACAACCGATTTATCTGCAAAATAATATTTGATTGATTGTCTTCCGTTTGCGTCTTTGATTGTCATATTCTGAGCGCCGTTAAATTTTAACTCTGACTTATCAAATAAGTCATATGCTCTCAAAAATTCTGGCAAATCATAGATTGCAAATTCATTATCAAACTTCTCTTTAATTTCAGCCTGTGCTAAAATGTTTTTCAAAGTGGAGATAGTTTGAATTGTATTGCCTGGTTTTACTAAAATATTCTGGTTAATATCAGAAAAGTTTTTTAGTACGGCAATTGTATCACTTGATAGTTGCATTATATAGTTCTCCTCATAATTTAATGGAGCGGCTAGTAGGTAACGCTCCTACGTCTGCGAGTTGGTAACCCGCCGTAATACTTTTATACGATAGCCGCATTATTTAATATATCAAATCTTGGCATTATTGTCAATGCTGGATTCAATCTTCAATAAAGACACTTCTTTTTCTGTCTTATTATTAACACTTCTAAAGGTTGCCTTATTCATTCTCTTCATAAACCAAGAGAAATCGTGACCCTCATTAGTCAATTGTGTTAAATTCCATATTACTACCTTATCATCTGTAAATAAATTTACATATAACACCTGTCTACCATTAGATTTATTCATTAGAGATTCGTATTTTTTTCTCTCTAATATTAATCCCTCAACAGCGTATTTGTGGTAACTTTCAAAATTTCTTTTTTTAATCTCACATAATATATTATCATTCTGAGCATCAAAGCTAGAATAGTTTTTTGACTCAAGATATAATTGATTGTTTGAAAAATAGGGTAGTTGGTTAATTTTGTTTATAACCGTTAATTCATCATTAGACCACATCATAAAATTCCTTATAATTATTTATAAGAGTATATATAAAAAAAGGAGGGAAGTCAAGCCTCCCTCCTTCATAAATTTAGCAGAGCAACCAAATAAACGGTTGTTGCATTACCACTACTTAATGGTAATAGTTTTAGCCTTTTTATGTTCTGGTATAATTTTTTCCAGAGACACTTTTAAAAGACCATCTTTTAGTTCAGCACCTTTTACTTCAACATCATCTGCAATTGTAAAAGATTTTACGAAGCTTCTCTTAGCAATGCCTTTGTGTAATACACCGTCATTGTCTTCAACTTCTTTTTCTTCTTTTGATTTTACAGACTCAATTTTAAGGACATTATCCTCGTAATTAACTGATACGTCTTTTTTACCGTAACCTGCTAGAGCCACCTCAATGTCATATGATAAAGAACCTGTCTTTACTATATTGTATGGTGGGTAATTACTAGCCGTCATTGATGGTAGTTGAGTTGTCAACATATCAAAATGGTCAAACATATCGTCAAACCCTACCGTAAATGGTCGTAGTCCAGTAAAAATTGAATGAATTGCTTTTGAATTGGTCATAAGAACCTCCTTTTTATTAAGCAAAGTTTATGTTTTGATACCTCTTATGAGCGTATCATTATTATTTATATAGGTATTATTTCCTATATTTCAAGTGGTAGTTTTAATATTTGTGGCGTAAACTACCAAAATCGCACAGCAGCTTAAGTTTGTTCAGAG